TACTTCATGCCAAAATTCAGGGTAAACAACAATGTTAACATAGTGACGACCCCACCGTGAGTTAGCACTCTTGGGGAGTGGGATGTCTTTGAAACAAATAGTGATGTAATAGTCACTAATAAACGAAATGTAACCTGTGACTTCCCCATACTTCACAGGTTGTAGCAACTCAAAGTCAGTCTGCTTCATCGAATAGTTTCCTATCCTTATTCTCGGGTTTAGGGAGACGGAACATCTCCTTGAGATCATTCAACTCAGATAGTTGTTTCTCCAAACGATCAATCTGCGCTTGGAGGATCTGAAAGTTTCGGTCGTTGTTGTTCTGCATCATCAACATGTTGTTGATTGCCGAGCGAAAGTCCTCTTCGTTCATCTTGTCTAATAAGTGATAGTTGTCGTTCAAGTTCATACTCTACCACACCCAAGTGTTGATGTAAATACTGTCTCCACTTGTTGTCTTTGGTGAGTTTCTGGACGTTATTTATCTGCATCATGGCAAGAAGCAGACGTTCTTTTTCAGTAGATGCCATTAAAATCTGTCAGGGATTTCACGGTATCCATGCATAAGAGTTCTTACACTTTGAGCACGATCAAGTTGTGCTCTATGATAATGAATTACATCATCGATGCAAGATATAATCTCTTCATATATCTTTTTTGACGAGATTTTGTCATCTTGGAGGTAATCGTCGATAGCATCTTGCATACGACATTTGCGTTGTTCTTCATAAGTTTTGTCAGGACTTGCGTAGAATGGGCGGTATGGTTTGGTGTCAGTCATTGTCTACGAGATCAAAGAAAAAGACTTGGAACAGACGCTCACCAGTATACTGGGTAGCACAGTGGTAGCGGTCAGCATCGAAGATAATGCAACGATTGTATACATTACCAATTCTATCGATTTCTTCCCAAAGGTCTGGGTCATAGCAATCCTCTTTATCAGCATCAGAGAATACTCCCATCTTAGTGAGACCAGTCTCTTTATGTCGATAGAATGATGTACCAGTGTCAAGTGGTGCATCAGGTGTAAGATAGATTACTGCAGCAAGTGTGTTTGGTTTATCATTATGCACACGCCATAGACTGTTTTCATCAGTCATAGCAAATGTACCATTAGATACAGTGTCTGGTGATAATGAAATCTTAGTGTCTTTGATAACTGGTTTCTTTTTATCCTGATCAAAGACAACCATCTTAGGATCAAAATTGACAGATGGCAAGTAACACCACTTGTCTGGATCAATCTCACAACCTATAACACGTTGCATCATGTCATGGTTCCACGCAAGATTGCCCATCTCTCCCTTACACCTAATACCAGGATATGGTTCCCACTTAGGACCATAATCCCTCATACTTTCCAAACTACGTTTGGATGCACCAGTTGTACCATCTGCTTCGATACGCATCAAAGCGTGTCTACGAATAGCATCAGGATTATCATACCAATTGTCAATAACAATGGTGCTTACTGCAGCATCAGACATTAATTAAATTCCTCGTTACGTCGTTTGTCAAGATAGGCAATAATCTCACCACGCCATTCTAACAACTCATGATAACACTGTTGATCATGTGCATCTTGGCGGAGTTCATGGTCTGGTTTGAGGACACTCTCGTAAAAGATGTAGAATGCATCCTTACGTTTCTCGTGCTTGGTTGTGTTCCAGTCCATTTGATTTTAGCGTGGTTCAATGTATTTTAGATTGTTTTGTGAGCATATTGGGATATACTCATGATTTCTTTATGATTGAGGACCCCAACCATCGTTCTCAGGGACAACATCGTCATCATCTACCTGATCGATAGAATGAATGTCACACACTGGCACTTCATGTTCACCACCAATTAGATACCAGTGCATCATCTGTCCATGATACTCAGGGTGTGCTTGATACTCTGTGGTATACTCACGTTCGCCGCAATACATTATTTCGCTTTCTGGAATATCGTGATCGCGTAACATTGCTTGAAACTGCAAGTGTATCAACTCGGGTTGCGTGGGTACTTTCATAATTTCTCCATTCACGTCTCATTTCCTGGTAGGTTTTATCATAGGCAGCCAAGTCTCTAACCTTTTTAAATACGGCAGCAGCCTTGGACTTTTCATTGGTTCGCCAATCCTCCTCTTGGGGTCTGACTTCACCAGAAACTTCATCGTACTTCCTTCCACTGGCATGATTAGCATAGCGACGGGCTCTCGTAAAACCCATTTCAAGGAATTTCCTCGCCATGTCCATACCAATGAAGTCCCGTTTGGTTTTAAATCCAAGGAACATCTCGTATATCTTAGCAGAAGAGTTGCGAGCAGTAGTTTCATCTACAAAGCGCCAGTGAGCGCAAATGTCGTTAGTGTAAGGGCGTACCAATAACACTCCTTGCTCTCCCCTTCCAATACGATAAAGTTTGCGAGTTTCTGGGTCTGTAAAATCAAGTTCCTCATAAGGGAGTTCATAGCAAAATTCAAGCATGGTGGTGTGCTCGCTCTTGCTATACTACCAGACCGTCAGACCAGTGTCAAGGGGTTGATGGGTCTAGGTTCTCGAATATAATCTCTGCGTTGTTGTCGAAGACCAGTGCTCTGAAATAATGGTCAGCATCAGGGCATGATGCACGTGGTGGGAACCACTCTGATGCATTAAGAACTGCTACTTCTTCGCTAGTATACTCAACACAACAATCTCTCTCACCTCTAATTGCTTCTACAACGTCTTCATCACAATAATCTGACAACCATGTCAATACTTCTGTCTTCTTAGCATCAGTAAGTGCTGCCCAGTTTGCATGTTCCCAATAGAGCAGGCATTTATTGTTCATCACACAGTGACTACCTGCTAGTTCATATACTGATAGAGTTTCGGTTACAATAATCATGGCGTCTCTCCATTATCAAGTCTAGTAATTAGTTCATCTAGTGATGCTTTGATGTCATTTAAGTTTTCATGACCACTAGACCATGCTGTTGTACCATTGAGACCAATGGCAACAGGATCTGCTTTCAATGCTTGAATGAATGCAGTATTATACAATCTATCAGTTAGATCTCTTACACACAGATAACGCGCCATTTTATCTCTGAACTGTGCAAAGAAGAACGAACTCAATGCTACCCATTGATCTTCTGTGTCAAGATATACTGCATCAGGTTGATTAACTTTAAATACTGATTCAAATGCCTCTGGAGACATTGGGAACTTAACTTGACTTAGTTCAGCAACATCAGCAAATAGTGCAGGTAGATCTCTTAATTTCTGGCGATATGTCTGATACATCGCTTTCTTTTCATCAGACATCGTAGGTAGATCACTAACAGAGAAGATAAAATCTGTCTCTTGTAGCAAGAAATTACGTGCAAGTCTGATAGACAACCAACTTTCAGATCTTACCTCACCATACATGCGTCCCATTTCTTCTTGGAACTCAGCATTCTGAAGTTGTTCAATATTGAGGAAAGTATCTTTTAAGAAATTGTAGAAACTAGTCGCTTCTTCAACATCATTCTGCTCCATCTCATAGTCTTTCCACTCATACTCACCAGTCTTGAAGTTTTTAATGTGCTTCCTTCTGGCGCAATGATATGTACCATTGTCGTAGAATGTGAATTCGACTAGACGATCTTTCTCACTGTCCCAGTGAGGGTAAAGTCTAGGTCTAACAGTATCAGTCCAATATTGATCAGGAACTGTCTTTAGCATCCCTCTATAAACAATAGAGCGATCCATTAGATTGAGTTGCAGGATCAAATTAGGGACGTTTGCGTCTGCTACAATACCCATGAGAGGTAAAAAATATTATGTGCTAAGTCTATTTAGAATGCTTTGATTAGATACTTGACCAACATATATGGTTCGATCAATGGAATGACCTGATCAGGATCCAAAGAAGCAACTGGGATAATTGGATTTGCCGATGACAATGTAATTGTCAAGTCATTAGCAAATATGCCAGATGTATAAGTGGAACCAGCAGCACCCTGAACATTATAACTTTGACTATCATTAACAATTGCCATCTTACCTTCAGATGGGACAAACACTAGTTCAGTTGTCTGTATATATTCATATCCAATCTCGACAATACCATAGTTATCAGTATTAGCAGCATTGTCATTAGCACCACTAGCAGCACCTCTGTTCTGTCTGATAGAGAACCTGACATTCTCTTGCTGTTGAGATGGTGCTAGATCAATCGAGTATGTATACCACATTGTTGCATTGTTTCCAGTACCATCACCATCGTAATTACTTGATAATTGAGATGCAGTAGGAATAGGAACCAACGTACCAATAAAACCAGATGATGGGAAATTCAAGTCTTCAGTTGTATTGAAATACAATAGCAATTCATCACCACCATTTTCTGGTGTATCACCACCATTACTACCATTACCTCTTGCTACTTTTACAAATACACGTTTAATTTCAGATGCATCAGTTGTTGGTAGAACGACATTTCTGTCATTTTGTGTACCACCAAACTTCAAATAATGAGTTGGTGCTTCACTTGTTACTAGTGTAAGGTTCTCTAGTTCGCCACTATCAGGATCAAATCCAACTACTGCATGGTTTCTAACACCAGCGCCATTAAGAATACGAACTCTAGGTGCTTCTGTGTATCCACTACCACTGTTTGTTAGTGAAATACCAGTAATTTTATTACCAGATACAGTAACACTTGCTGCTGCACCTGATCCACCACCACCGCCTTCAAAGACGACTGTTGGTGTTTGTGTTGTTGCCAACTTAAATCCAGAGGAAGAACCACTACCAGAACCACTCTGGAAGAAGTTTACGCCATTGTCTGCGTTACCAGAACCACCCTCAAATGGTGATGCTGTGGTTGGTGTCTCTGTTCCACCTTCTGTTCCCGTTTGTACTTGCCATTCAATCTTAGCATATCCATCACTACCAGCAGCAGAAGATGTACCAGACTGTGATACACCAGAACCACCTTCACCAACAGTAACAGAAACATTTGACTGTCCAGTAAATACATCTGCTGGAATTTGGACCTGATAGAAACCACCTGATCCACCGCCACCGCCACCTGATGTCCAGTATCCTCTCTCTTCAGCAACAGTAACCTTTGCTTTACCATTTGTACCAGCAGGGTTAGAGTTACTTTGAGAAATAACATCACTAATATATTGAGTTCTTACAGCAGATAGTCCACGCTTACCACCATATCCTTGTTCGTGACCACCTGATCCACCGCCACCAGCGCCTGGCTGACCGCCTTGAGTGTCACCGTTACGACCGCAACCGCCGCCGCCTCCGCCGCCTCCGCCACCAGTACAACCATAGCGACCGCCAGTTGCACCAGTACCAGTAAACAATGCCTGTGATGTTTCAATAACGTTGTTACCTGGAGAGTTTGCAGATTGTCCATTTTGTCCGCAGGATCCTTCACCAAATCCACCTCCACCACCGCCGCCACCAGCGCCAGCGATTGTAATGTTACCAGATTGTAGTTTTAGAATAGTAGCAGCACCACCGCCGCCACCGTTGTTACTACCATAACCTTCACCTGCTCTACCACCCTTACCAGAGTGTGCTGCAGCTGCCTGACCGTTGTAACTTCTACCAGACTGACCAGTTTGAACTTGATATGTTGTTCCTGATGTTGGGTTTGCAACAGCAATCTTCATATAAGATCCACTACCACCTTCACCAGCAGCACCACAACCATTACCACCAAAGTTACCACAGTCGCGACCGCCGCCGCCCCATAGTTCCCATGTGATACCATTAATACCGTAGTTACTATTACTTACACCAGCAGTCCAGTTTTGAGTGCCAGAACTGTAACTAAACTCAGTAGATACATTACCAGTGGCATTGACAATTCTAGTTCTACCTTTAGTTCCATTAATACTAAAAAGGTTTGCTCCAGCAGTTCCTTCTGAGTTCTCTGGAATTGCAGATGGATTTTCTAGAAGTTTCTTCCAATATGGTCCATTACCACCGTCTCCACCGTTTCCACCAGTTCCTGGGTTGTTTTGGATGATTTGAACGTCACCATTTTTGCTACCAGATTTGGATGTAGATCCTTGGTTTCCACCTTCACCACCTGAGTTAGTGGAAGCAGCGCCACCTCTAGTACCACCACCACAATTTAGACGTAAGATACTACCATTAGATCCAACATCAAATCTAGAAACTGAACCATTATTACCTTGTTTGCTATAAACAGCACCAGATCCACCACCACCAACTAAACTGACCGTTGCTTGGTCAATACCTGAAGGAACTGATGGGTTGTAACTACCAGCATTGGTATATTCAACAACAGTGGTTTCATAAATTGGTACACCACCACCAATGATAGTTCTACCAGCAATACTACTAGTAGAACTGAAAGTATAGAATACTGGCGTAGCATATCCAGTTTGCTGAACATATGAACCAGCACCTGCACCACCTGATGCATAGTAGAAACCTGGCTCTTTAATAGAACCAGAATCTTGGTCACCACCACTCCAGTTGTAAATGTCATATGTACCAACACTATTGTCTAGAATTGGTGCTTTGGATAGAACGTGAGTGTGGTTGTATGCAATACCGCCTGGTGGTAAGAAACTATTAACCTTACCTGTGCCAGGTTTATATGATA